CGCAACCATGCAAGTCGCCGCCGTACCACGTATTGCCAGACTTCACGATGTGGCTCAGGCGCCAGCGGTCCATGCCGAAGGACTGGCGGCGGGTCCACAAACCGGTGACCACGTCATAGCCGAAGGTCAGGCCCCCCGGGAAGGTCAGGTAGTAGACCTTATAGCCGCGATCCTCCCACACATAGGAGATGGCCTCGGACCAGTTGTAGCCCGCAATGGCCTTCTCCAGCGGCTGCGTAGAGATTCGGCGCGCTGCATAGCCGTCAAGGCGGTACACGATGCCGTCATCGCCAAGCCAAAACAGGCTGTTGTCCAGCTTCTGAATGGTGTGGCGCGAGGCGCAACCACGGGTGATCGACTGGCGGCGGTTCTGGAACGTGCCCGTCTGGCCGCCCGAGTTGAAGAAGAATTCAACGGTACGCTGACCGAAGACGACAACCTCAAACTGGCTGACCGCAAGGCCCACGATCTTGTCGGGCGATGCCTCAGCCTCGTACCGATCAAGGGTGTTGTAGTCCGTTGCATCTGCCAGATTGGAGTGGAACCAGTACCGGCCAAGCGGCTCGACGCCGAGCATGTAGGAGTCGAGGTAGTCCGACGAAATTGACCCCGGATAACCCTCGTCCGTGATCTTGGCGAAGGTGTTGTCCACCGTGCTGTAGACGTAACCACCGCCGCCCTGCCCGTTCTCGACCAGCAGCTGATAGCCGGTCTTGAACTGGTTGTGCGTCATCTGCACGCGGCTGACGCCAGGGATCAGGCCAAGCGCATCAACACCGCCATCAACCCGCTTGCGATACAGCGTCTGCCCAGAGACGAAGTACAGCTGCCCCTCAAGGTCGTGCATGCCACGGATAGGCGCGGAACTCGCACCCAGCCACAGGCTCTCCCGAAGTCCCGGGCACGTCTCCAGCTTCCACGGCGTGCGCGTACCCTCAACCTCAGCACGAGTCGGCAACCAGTTCACCGTGTCCTGGCACGACCACGGCAGGCTGTCGTCGGTGTAGAAACCGCCAACCATGGCGATGGGCTGGGCGCGCATTAGAAGTAGTCCGAAGGCACGACAGCGCCTTGGTAGGTGGTCGCGTTCAGGCGATTGATCGCCCGGCGCCCGATGTCTGCGTTACGTGCAATGGTTGCCTCACGGGCAAGTGCGCCGTAGTCGGCCACCAGCGGCTCTGCGATCACATAGCTCAGGTGTGTGAGGTATCGCGCCGGGATGTCGCCGTCGATGTCGAATGGCAGCTTGCCCTCGACATAGAGGTCCTCCATCACCGTCTGAGCCATGCGGCCTACGTCGGCAGCGTCCCGCGCTTCGGGAGCTTCGTCAGCGTCAAGAACGCCAAGGCGCAGCAGTACCTGCCGCACCAGTTCCTCGCGACTGTACGTAGCCATGCTCTCTCCGAAAAAGAGGGGCGACGGACAACCCGCCGCCCCATACTCCCAACCGTTACGCCGCTGCCGGGGCCGACACGTAGCCGGTGACCAGGCTCCAGTCCTTTGCAGCGGTGGTGCCCTGACCCCACAGCACCTTCTCGACGCCGCGCAGCTCCATGAAGCCAACGCCGTACTGGAAGCCGTAGTCGTCTTCCTTGCGCAGCGTGGTCTTGGTGGTCATGGCCCACGCCACGGCCAGCGCCTGGGCGCCGCACAGGTACACCGGGGTGACCGGAATCGGAGTGGTGGCGGTGTTGTTGAAGTTGCCGATCTCCGGAATCTCGCGAATCACGACGCCGTCCCAGTACAGCGAGGTGGTGCCGGTGAACAGCGGGTTGCTCAGAGCGCGCTCGCGAGCATCCTTGTGGACGGTTTCAAGGTCCTTCTTAAGGTCACGGAACGCGCGCGAGTTGACGAACAGGACGTAGGTCTCTTCGTCCTCGCCGTAGGTGAACGGGCGGATACCGTCGCCATTGACGGTTTCGGCCTCCTGCGCGATCTGGCGCAGCAACGACACGGTGTCGCGGGTCAGGGTCATGGCCGCCGTCACGTTGTTCAGTGCGGTGGCGTGAGTGGCGCTGTAGTTGGCGACGGCATCGCCGAACAGGACGCGGTCCACGTTCGCGACAGTCCAGGCGTTTTTCTGGGCGGCGGTTGCGGTTGCGTACGGAACGCCCTGCACCGAGCCCAGCGCCTTGATGATGTCGTTGCGCAGGTAGCGCATGGACAGGTCCTTGAGCGCCTGACGGCCAGCATCGCGGACATCGAAGGCCGAAGCCTGCTCTTCCTCGACGTTGACCACGGTGGCGTCGCGGACCACGCCGATGGTCACCTTGTGGCCGTCGTTCGGCAGGGCCTTTTCATTGCCAACCAGCGTGGTGGTGCCGGTGTTCGGGCCAGCATCGGCATCCAGTGCGCCGACCAGATTGATGGTGATCGCATCACCTTTCTTCTTGGTCAGGTTGTTCTTGACCTGGATGATGCTGTTCTCGCTGGTGCCCATGTAGCGCTTGAAGCGGTTGGCACGGACATACTCCATGAAGAAGTTGTCGTCCCACTGCTTGGCACGAACGGCTGCGGAGATGGTGGTGTTGGTCATTTCCTGTTACCCCTTGAATAGCTCGTTGAAAACGTCGGACTTCGGGGCGAATTCGCCTCGCGTGTTCCGGGCTTGGGATAGGTCAGGAGGGATTTCGCTGGCGGCCTTCTGGCGCTGGTCGGCCTTAGCCTTGTTCTCGGCGTCGATCTGGGCACGAACCTCGGCCGCGATCTTTGCGCGATAGGCTTCGGGGTCCTGCATCTGCTGGAACTCCATCAGCCGCTGGCCCATCTTGTAGGCCGCAACTGCTGGGTTTGGCGCGGTCATGATTTCCTGCACGATGGCTGGATTTCCTGCCGCGTGTTCCATCACAACACCCATCTTCTCTTCGTAATCCGGGTATTGCTCCCGTGCCTGGGCTTCCAGCGCGGCATTGAGTCGAGCGGTCGCCCGCTGCTCGATGGCGTTCTGTGCCCGGGCCAAGTAGCCCTCCGGATCCTCGTAGTAGCTGGGTGCCGGTGCCTGATGCTGCTGGCGAATCTCCTGAAGCTGCTGCTCCAGTTCCTTACGCTCAGCCTCGGCCCTCTGCCGCTTCTCCCTCTCTGCCTTCATGGCAGCAAGCGGAACCGTCTGCGGCTCCTTGACTTCCGTGGCCGTCGTCGCCTCGGGTGCCGGGGTTTCCGGCTGCTGTACTTGCTCGACCGTCTGCTGCTGCTCCTGCTGCTCGCCCTGGTCAGCCTCTTCGGCTTCAGTGGTGGGCGCGGCCTGCTCGGCAGTCACCAGTTCATCAAGGAAATCGCGGTTCTCGTTGCTCATGGATCACTCCTATCGACCGTCCGCCGTCGTCACGATTCGCGCCAATGCGTGCGCGTCCGCCGCCCGTAGGGGCAAACCTCAGCCAGCAAAAACCCCGCTCGGCGGCGGGGTCTGTTGGGGTTCTGGATCCGGCCGCAGGGCCGTAATTCGCTCTGTCTCGGCTCGATATCTCTCGATGCCAAGCTCCTCCTGCCGGATGGCAAGTTCCTGCTGTTTCAGCTGCATCTCGGCCACCTTGATGGCGTTGTCGGCCTGTGCCTCCTGGGCCTTTTGCTCGGACTCCTGCACGGCCTGTTGCGCCTGCTGTAGCGCCTGCTGCATTTCTTGAATCTGCTGCTGGACCTGGGGTGGAATGCCACCGCTGTCCAGATGCTCAAGGATCTGATCCTTGTTCCGCAGACTGGATGCCTCGATGATCATCCGCGTAGGGATGGACGCCGGATCTGCCTTCTTGAGGTCGATCAGCGACTGATACTGTTCGCTCTGCAGGTTGACCGAGTCCGGTCCGTCCTCAAGGATCAGGTCCACATCCAGCTCACCCAGAGGGTTCTGGACAGACACCTGCTGCATCATCGGATCGGCGCGCAGCTGTGCGACCTGCTGCGGGTCAAGTGGCTGACCCGACTGCTCGGCCTGCTCGATCATCAGATCGGCCTGCGTCATCGGCCGGTTGATCGCCACCCAGCGCATGTTCCGTTCGTCATCCGTCACCCGGATCCACTTCTCCTCGGTCCAGTACTGCCGGATGCGGAACCACACCTGCCGATAGACCTCCCAGCTCCAGTCCCGCAACGCCTCAAACACGCCAGCCATTTCGGCAAGGCCCGAGGCCATCATCATTTCCTGGGCGCGGCCACTGGGAGCGCTAGCATCACCTTCAATTGCCGGATTCACACCGCTGGCGTCGATCTCTGCCTTGGCCTCCTGCAGCAGGTTGAACTGCCCTGCTGCCAAGGCTATGCCGTCAGCAGTCTCAAACCGCATACCGCCATTAACTTCGACGTAACCGTCAGGGCGGGCCATCTCGCGGCGGGCTGCCTCTCGGTTATCTACAGCACCTTTCTCTGCGATCACCTGTCTGCTGTTCAGCAGGTGCAGCGCCTTGGATCGGCGCTTGTTGATCTCGTCCTGCGGGGAGATCATCCTGCGAACCACGCCGTAACGGTTGTTCTCACGGTCGATGTAGGCCGAGGTCCCGATCAGGTCGCACTGCGGGATGCCCTTCTCGTCTACATAGGGCGAGACTTGGGGATCACGAAGGAACCCGCCGCCGCAGAGGATGGCGGTGTGCCATTCACCGTTGCGTTTGAATCGGTGCTGCAGAACACGGACGCGACGACGCTTGAGGTCGCCCCACACGAACTGCGGTCGGTCATCGAAGGTGTCGCCACTGGTCGCCGTGCTGCTGTAGCAGCCCTGGATGATCAGCTCCACATCGGACCAATCGGCATCCGGTCCCGCCAGCGCAATGGCCTCCTGCTCATCCATCCACAGGACAACGCCCAGGTAGGACGCATCGGAGAAGTCTCGCTTGCGGCTATGCGGATCCCAATAGAACCGATCCCATGGGACGTTGCTGATGACCACATCCAGTGCGTCGCCGTTTGCCTTGACCGTCACCGTTGCGCCGCCAGCGCCCTCAATAAACAGGTTCTCGGCCACGTTGGACCGGATCTGACTAAATCGGTTGGCATCACACACGTAGCGGATCGAGTCAGTAGCCGATTCAGACTCCGCCTCGTGCTTCGGGGTCCGGGGATAGGCGCGCGGATCGGTCCGGATACGCTTCTCATGCCCGATCAGGGCGTCAATCTTGGGGGCGATACGGTTGCTGATAACAGGAGGCTGACGGCGTTTACGCAGCGCCTCCAGCTCTTCTTCCGACAGTTGCTTGCCGTCGTAGTAGTCACGGTCGCGCTCAGACAGCTCACGCGACGGCTTGGAGGTGTCGTCGGCCTCCCTGAACTGCTGCAGCAGCTCGGCATGGCCGATTTGGTTGTCGCTCTCGGTCATACGGTCTTCCAGCTGTCAGGGTCGTCGTCGTGGTTGATTTCGTAGTCACGCATCCTGCGCTCACGCTTTCCGGACTCAGCCGGAGCCGCATTGGCGTTTAGGGGGAA